CTATATCGCCAAAAAGCCAAAAAGGACCCCCGTATGGGGGGGGTGTCAGAATGGCAGATGTTAAAATAGGTAAGATGGGTATCAGAAAAACTAATGCTAGCCGATATCGTCTGTACCGCCTGATAACGCCCCGTAACGCGTTCAATAGGCATATGAGTCTCAACCACTTGGGCTGATTAGGGTCCGTGATCACGTCGCACGCGAGCTCTGATGGGCATATAAAATGGCTCAAGCGCAAAAGAAATCCCTGTATATTTGGCTAAAAATATACAGGGGCGCATAGAAAAGGGCCCCGATTTGGGGCCCTTGGGGACAAATTGACTACTGGTTACACGCGACCGTCTAACAGGTCCGCGATATGGGCGGGATACTCGACCGCCCAGCATTCCCCGTTAGGCAAGCACCAAACCTGCTCGAGGTGGTGCACCACCCGCCCCTCTACATGAAATGCTTTGTCACCTTCCTTGGGATTGAATCGGACGCGTACCGCGTCGTCGGATGGTAGCTCGCACCAACCTCGACCGGTCCAGTCGACCGCGTCCGCGTCTTTGCACTCGAGCATTGTGTTTGTCTTGAACCACGCGAAAACGGACCGCTTGCCACCCTCGAGGCACTGGTCAAACTTCTTCCCCGATGGTTGTTTGATAGTCACCCCTTCCGCGTAAACGTACGCGTACTGAACGGGGCGGCCGTCGTTCTCGAGGGGATTTTTGACCGACCATGCGCGACCGTTGGTCGCGTTTAGGTTCCGATGGAATGTGATAGTTTTCATTGGTTGTTGCATGTAAATCATTGTGTTGCACCTTTCGTTGTGATTGTTAGTTAGTCGACCAAGACGGGAAAGCCGGTCTTTATTGCTCGTTGGTATTCTTTGGTTGACGCGGTCTTAAGAGTCAATCCGATGATATGCCCGCGCGGGTCGTCAAATCGCATATCGGATTTGTCACCGTCGTATACGGGGTATCCTTTCCAAGTCTTGGGCAGTACCATCGAAGGGCGACCGTCACGCGACGCGAAAACGACCGCGACGTTGTGACCCCGTCGAGGCATACGGATTGCCTTAAGGTGATTGGTTTCACTTCGCGAGAATGTGACCCAATAGTTGGGGCGCACGTCGCCGACGCGTCCGGGGCGCTTGGTGTAATCATAGAATTGACAATTGGGATGATTGTCGATGATTCCGTGATTCTCGTAATCGATATCACTAAACACGTTTAACCGGATTGCCACTTTCGAACCGTTCGCGTTTTTGACTTTGTTGTCAATCTCGCGGTCGAGTCGTTCTAAGAACCAAGTAGGCTCGAGATTCCAAACGAGCGACTTCACAAATCTAGCAAGGGCGATTGATTGAAAGACGGACGCGAGCCCACTTTCGTTGATGCATGACGCGATGCAAACGGGGCTCGCATCAATACAATTGTTAAACCGTCGACCCTTGAACGAACCAAGACCGTGAGGGGCCATTGATAGGCCAAACGTTTTGACGTCGCTAGTCTCGTTTGACTTGCGAAGTTTGGTGTTTGCGTCGCCCCCACTCAAAAGCTTTTTGACGTCAACGGTTTGGTCGGCCGTCGTCCGAAACCGTTTGGATAGTTTGGTTCCCGAGGGTATGAAAACGACGGGGTGGTTGTCTTGAAATGTTATGGAAGGAATACTCATTACTTTGCACCTTTCGTTGTAGTGAATTGCCCTTGGTATCCACGCATTGCGGATAGTGTTAAAACGTTTTCAAATTCAATATTCAAATCGGGAATATCATTAATCCCAATTGCGGGAATTTCTATCTTGTATTCTCCGTCGTTGTCGATGGTAACTTTGATCAAATTTGTTTCATAAATCGTACTCATTACTTTGCACCTTTCGTAAGTTGTTCCAATTCAATTTCTATCATCTTGGTTTGCACGTTGATATCTGCGAACGGGTCGCGGATATCTTGGCGGCTCAATTGCTTTAAGAGCTCATCTAGTTTCTCATTTTGGCTCATGCCGTCGTAAGTCGTTTGTGGGACCGGATTACAACCGGTCGCGGTCGCGAGTAGTGCGACGATTAGTATCAAACGTTTCATAGTTGCACCTTTCTTTAAAAGACTATGTTTTGATTTGAAAATCATACCATGAAAATCGACCGATTCACGCGATTGCATCACCAATAGCAAGGGCCCCGCGATTTTTGCGGGGCCCTTGGGTGGTTTTCAGAATTTTGTACGCATGTACACCGGTGTTCTCAAAATGATACTCCCAATCGGGGGGTGATACCCAAATTGTCAAGTTGGCAGGCGCGCTTTTTCGAAATCTCGCGCGAAAATGTAAATCCCTGAAAACGAGATTCGCATACGCGCAAATGCTCGTTCAAATTTTCGGATCCGGCGTTTGCTAATCATCATACGCCTCCGCAATTAATCGCGCTCGATTCTCAGTGGTGTTCTCAAGCCCAGCCTTCTCGAGCTCCGCTGCCATGCGTTCTACTGACCACTCGATCAGCACGAGCTCGTAACCATCACGCTCGGCCCCTTCACTCATCCGAGCTAACCGCGCTTTATAATCAGCCAACGTTAACGTGTTACCAGTGAGCTCCTGCCACGCTTCTAAATCTGAGTCCGGCCATTGCCACATTGCAATTTTGTCTAACATTATTGAACCCCTTCATCTTCATATTCAAACTGCCCGATGATCGTGGGTAGTTCGTTTACATTTTTCATTCCAGTTATAAACCTCAAGCCACATGCCTCTTGCCACCAACCAAACAGGCGATCCAACGAATCACTCACGTTCGCGTGGTCTATTAGAAAGGTCTCATAACCAAGAGACCCCCCTAGCGCGGCATCGGATTCGTTATCGAAAGCTATATAGATTTTGTGGCAGCCGTCCCAACAAACAGAGACCGCGTTAATCAACGCGGTCTCCACAGTTCGTTTGTAGGGTTGCTTAAATGAATCGCCTGGGCGATTATGGACACTCATCTCAATCTCCATGGCCCGTATTCCTTTTCAAACTTCTCTTTCCGTTTCCTTAATTCAGCCTGCCGCTTAGTGCTGCCAGATCTGAATGTTGCATGTCCCTCGGGGACATCAGGGTAATCGTCTGGGTTACGCTTTGTTTTCTTTTTATCTTTACTCATCTTATTAACTCCTTGGTTGCACCTTTCATCTTCTTATTTGATAGAGACCTTTTTCGGTCGCATCTTGAGCGACGTGAATCGGAACACCAGCATCGTTTCCCTCGTCATCGCTCTGAATAAATATACCTGTTCCGTCGTCGAGCACCAACACTGGCATCAACGTCGCGTCGTCGTAGTACGCGTTCGTGATCACACGACCCTGCACGCGTTTAACGAACTCAGATTTGATTGATTCTTCAGTCATTATATTGCACCTTTCTTAAATTGTTATTTGTAAGTACTGATACCCATGTGATCGATGAGTGTGTAACCTGCATCGAGAATGATCTGGATGGCTTCGCTTTCCATTTCATCAACGAATCGACAACGCGACGACTCGGGTACATCATCGTATTCAGACACCCCGTGCGCCTTGCACAATTCCTCTTCGCAATCTGCAAGGCTGAATGATTCGTCGATTCGTTCTGCGAGCTCGACGGTAGGAAGGTAACCCTCATCCTCAAACCAAACCTTGCGGATCGGGTAATCGAACCCGTCGTCTAATTCCTTTTTGACGTTGTCAAACATCAGTTTTAAGTCGGGCCACTCCACCGCAATTCCATAACCAAGGTTACCGTTTGGCGGTGGTCCCAGCGGACAGTCCTCGTACGTTGAGAACGCACCGTACCATGCAGGCTCAGAGGCATCTTTGCGCTCTAGGTCTTGAATGGTCGTCATTAAATTAATCACTGCCTTGATCAGGTCGTGATAGGGGTTTCCGTTAGGACATTCAATCGTAGTCATAGTTACACCTCTACTCCTTTACGCTTGTAATACTCGCCGTCTAATGGGCTAATATGCTCAAGCATTTCGTCTGTAAAAAAATCAACTGGAGACTGGTCGCGAGATTCCCAATCAATCTGGTCGGGCAGAGCGGAACTTAATACCGGATTGCCTAACATGATATCGTGCATCTCTTCGCAGTAACCCTCGCAGGCCGTTGACATCAGCAACAGCATCTCAAGAACTCCCATTAGCATCTCAAGGCCAACACAGTCGATTGCCGTGCGCCCAAAATTGTAAATATCACCAACGGAGTAATGCCAATACATAGGATTTTCGGGATGCTTTTCGTCTCGAGGAAAGGTGGTATGAATTGTGATCCCCCACTCCATATCCTCAGAAAGATCGCAGGGAAGAAATATTACTCGTTTGCGTAATTCGATGATTGCTTTCCCGATCCGCGAGTAAACATCCATCCATTCATCGCCTTTCTTGTAGGTATGACGATACGGCATCTTCAACACGGCATCGATGTCGTCACCTCTCGCGCCGACGTAATATGCGGCCACCCGCATCTCTGTTGTAATTTCGTTACTTGTAATCATCTTTTTGCACCTTTCGTTTAATAGTTAGTTAATTAGCAATCTTCAGTGGCGTGATCACCAGCCCCGCATATCATGCAGACGTGCTCGTATATTGGTCTAATAATTTCGCCTTGAAATAACTTGAATTCCACTTCATCAATCTTCTCGTACTCGACGACTTTTTGTTCACGGCCATCGGAACTATCGATCTCAATTAAAACTTTGAATTCGCTCATGGTTGCACCTTTAGTTTGTGGTTTTGAATTGCGTTAAATGCGTTGTCCTGTTCAATCATTAAATCAGGAAGTTCATCCGGTCGAAAAAAGTTAAACCCTTCGCGGGAAGTTAGCTCGATACGATAATTAAATGTTCCGGTTTTGACCCTGTTTAGGTTCGTTTCAAAGTTCGGATAAACTTTGACCGTGATCATGCTTGTTTCGTAGATAATCTCTGGCTGGATTGTTGCCATGGTTGCACCTTTGCTTAAAGAACGATAAAGAACGTTAACACGCTATACAGTGTATCGTCGGATTTCGCGTTTTCAATAATAAAATCCAGCCGAACGCGTGATCCTGAGACTTGAGCAGAGGGTGCGGAAAATCCACGCTGGATTTGGGCGTGTGATCATTACGACACTCCCAATCGGGGGGGGGTCGCAAATTTGTCAACTTGGCAGTCGATGAAAATCGAAAAATTATTTGGTTTGGGAAATCCCTGAAAACGAGATTCGCATACGCGCAAATGCTCGTTCAAATTTTTCAAGTTTCAATCGCCAAGAACATCTCGCATTCGCGTTATAGATGTCCGGGCTGCGGAGTCATTCTCATCCAGTACGTTGGCGGCAGCGTCCGCTAGGTGTGATAGAGATTGGTTGGTCTTGCTTATCCCGGCTAGCAGTTCGGTCTGCGTTTCAATAGCATCGACCGTACGCTTCTGTTGTTGCTTCGTGGCATCTAGAAATACGACGTGTTCACTGACCACCTTCTCACCGAGTGGTGCTAGATATTTAGCAACCCGCCAAATAGCGACAATTACGATTAGGATTAAACCAACCGGCAATCCAAGAGAATTAACTATCTCAACAATTTCATTCATCTTTAGCTTCTTTCGTTTGATTTGGAAGCCGCTGGGCAGCGTGCTGGGGGGCGTTGTTCCAGCGGACGTTGGGGAAACGCACTGCCCAAGCGGCTATTCTCACTTAGCCTCGGGCTTACTCGTAGGTCTAAGTGAGTCGCCCACAATAACTGTGGCGGCTAGGGCGGTAATTTTAGTTACGGTCTCGGCATCGAAGTAATTTAACTGCTGATTGATTGCAATTATTGCTGCCGTAAGCGTCGCGAGGATCACGCGTTTAGAACGGGCAGCTTTCAATACATCTGTAAGTACATTCTTCATGGTATTAGTCCTTTAATTTTTTCCATCCACGAACTACCGGCTCCACTGGAAATAACCAGATATGCGCCGACCGCAACAGCTATTAATAGTGCAAGTGCCTGTCGTTTTTTCGCTTTAGCTAGAGCCAGGGTTGCCTTGGATTCCATCTTGGTTGATTTAGCGGAAGCCTTGACTTCCTTCTTTTCAAGTTTGTGCTCACCTTTGTACTGCCCATCGTCTCGGTATCGTTTTCTTTTAGACATTTGATATCGTCCTCAAAACTACACGGTCAGGAGCAGTGTCGGTCGTGATCGTGATTACCTCGGGGTCATAATAAAGAGCACCACCGTTCTGCTTCATTGTGGTCACTGTTTTAGCAGAGCCGTTACCCGTGAAATTGACGATGCCATTTTCCTCCACTTGGACGAGCGTATAGGTTCCTGCCCCATTCAGAACTGCCTGACCCCCATAGGTTTTAAGGCTAGTTGATACAACAGCGGTCTCACCCGTTACTAAAGTTCCATTCATCAGCCGGACAGTGCCTACTGTCGCGTCTGTGTCTATGCGGCCACCGGTCAATGTCAGACTTGTGAAGGTCGTTGCCCTCGACGAAACCTTTACTCGCCCGGCACTCATATGTAGAGAGGCGATAGTAGCGGCAGCGGATTGGTTCTCTGCGATGATCACTGAGCCGCCAGATACAGTAAGGTTGTCAATGTCGCCTTGGAGATGGACAGCATATTCACCCGCTTGAAACGGAAGGCTGTGTGTAACTACCGGATCAACACCTGAGCTCGTGCCGAAATCGACCCAGATGTTTCCTGACCCCGAGTAACGAAACTTAGAAAATGTCGCCTTTAAAGGTAAGGATTCTGACCCGATATCTGCGGTGTAACCTGCTTCGACAACCACCTCACTGATTGCGGTCGTGCCGAGGTCAACGTTTGCCGTTAACGGATTGGAATAGTTTGGGCTGAAGATGATAGTATCTCCGGCTCCGGGGGCGACATCGCCTTCCCAGTTTGACGTAGTGTTGAAATCGGCAGAAGTTGTACCCTGCCATGTAATAGTCGCCATATCGTTCTCCTTTACCATCGCCCGTCAGGGCAGGTTTCATTGGGCCATTTTGTTTTTACGAGATTACCTCTGCCGATGACTTTGCATCCGCAAATCGAACACGACTGACCTTTCAGGTGTTCGCAGAAAGTACACATTAACGCTCGTTTGCTTTGCGTCTCTTCGTCAGCTAGTTCGCATTTGTTAAGTAGTTGTTTCGTCACCGAGCCAGCGAACGATGCCGCTTTTTTGGCTGCTGAATATTTCTTGGTCATGACTTGACTCCTTCACCTGCGAAGCCCGTGTGGCTACGAATCGGAGTTCCATTTTTGAAGCGTGCTTTTTCCGACGGATACAACGTTATTTTTGGTGGGTCAGCCCCCCAGTCCTCCCACTCCGAAGGGTAGGGGGTTTGATACCAATTTCCCGTGCTCGGATTACGCACACTCTTCATGCGCGAAACGCCTGTCCATGACTGCTTAGAACTTCTAATCAGCGGGAGCTCTATACCTGCGAACGAATCGCAATCGAACTTATCATTGAGAGAATCGATGAAATCCATGGACGCTGGCCTTCCAAACACAGCCCATTGCTGGCCGCCCCACTCGTCGCAGACCCATCCGAGTCCCGGCATCGATCCGTACGTGCCTCGATCAAAAAAGCAACCAACCGGCGATCCCGCAGCCTTCGGCCACCGATACGCTTCGTAGAGCCATTGTGAATAATTAACCATTGGAGAGCAGGGATAACTCCACGCATATCTCCACGGCCAACGAACCAGCGGTCCCCCGAGCACGTTGTCATTCGGCTTTGTTGTACAGGCCGGTCCCCGTTCCCAAACGCGATAAATTGAAGCGAAGATTCCAAAACCTTCGAAGCGGTTTATATATTCATAAGTGTTATAAGCCGTCCGTGTTTTCGAGATCATCCGGTAATCACCCACCGTCAGGGTAATCATACCGTTGTAATGAATATTAGATCGCCCCGTAAACGGTCCCACACCGGATGCGTTCGCAGGAAACGTCATCGGGGCTGTGCGTGCGGTTCCACCGAGCATCTGATGTCCAGACATGTTTTGATCGGCTGGCTTATAACTCAAGTTCACCGTGTAACGGCGAGTAAAATCACCGAACATCGGATTGTCCCCTTGGTCGTTGCCTCCGTAAACTAGCAGAGTCCAGTTTGCTAAACACTCTTCGCTGCAAATCGGACATTCAACCGGCTTGTTGCAGGTTAAACAACTACCCCCGGGACGTCCTGTCTCCACTTGCTCGTCATCGGGCAGGAAAATTGGGCGTTTATGAATCTTCGATACGCTAGCACTGCCGCCAGCCGGAACCGTTATAATTGTTCGCTCACTAAATCCCATTAATAAGTAACCCCCGGTCCAATTACGAACCCCGTTTCTACAAATGTTTTTGCCGCTCTAGGTTTCGTATCTAAATCCACTTGGAATGTGTTGCAGTAACGCATGTGGTAGGTCTGACCAGCTTTGATGGGATAAGCTTCACCGTTAATGCTTCCGAATTCCCCATCGGTCGCATTCCCAAAAACTAACGTCCACCCATGTTGGACTTGCACGCCCTGCGTTCCAGTAACGTGAATATCGAAGGCAAATCCAATTCTAATGGGGCTTTTCTTGTACTCTTCTTGCATCGTCCCATCAGGTTCTGAGTAACTTCTGATCCCCATCTGCGAAGCGATTTCCACCGTGTTAGCCCCTGTGATGCTCAGAGTTGTGCCGTCGAATGACTGAGCATCCTCATCCGTTGCGTCAACAACTAATAATCCCGTGTCGTCACGGTTTTCACTGTCAAGCCACGCTAAATCGTTTACAGTATCTCCACATTGAAAGCTGATGCATTGCTTGCAATATGTATTAGGGCTACTCGAATCGTGGCTCTGATCGGTGTACTCAATGTGCATCTTTTTGATGCGAACTGTGTTTTCAAAACAGATTCCGGCTTTGTCCCCGTAATCGGTAGACCCGACTCCGAACGCAGTTCCGTTTTGCATAACCCTCGGGAGATCTGGACCGGCGACCACAACAAATGAGTTGAACTCATCGTCGAGCTCGTATGTCTCCCCGAACGGTCCGTCACTTGTGATTTTGTACTGTTCTTTGGTGCAGTATTCGAGTGTGATAAGTCCATTCGACTCGGCTAACTGACCATAAACTAATCCATCACTGGCCGGTAAAATGCCCTGATTAGAGATGTTCGGCGGGCACACTTCGGTCGACGGATTAGTAGAAGTAGAAACTAACTGGTAGTCGGCCTCACACTCTGTGCAATCACTGAACTTCAGCTTAGTCTCGTTGTACACTGATGCAGTTGCTGTACAGAAAGTTCTGATCCGAAGGTAGTCAGGTGCGCTCTCATCGCCTTTGCCTTTAGCCTGCATGTTTATCCAAAAAGAGTTGACCTCGTCCAGATCCGTGAAAAATAAGGTAGAAGAGCTCCCGGCCCGAGTCACTAGAAAATCGTCGTCAGTCACACCGTAGAGGTAGTTCGGTTCGGTCGTGTTTGTGTAATACGCACTTCCTAAACGGCGTACGGTGAATGACTCAATACCCTGCGTCTCGGGATCGGGGTCTAGCGATGCTGACTCCCAGTCTCCTTCGGAGTACAAGAACTTGAGCGTTAGCTCGTCATCGTCAACGCTTTCGACGTAGTAGTAATATTTGTAATAATCCATCGTTGAAGTGCCGCCGAGCGTATCTCCGGGAAGGCAGTACTCTGGGTCAGCCGTCATCGTCACAACGCAGTCTTCGCCATATCCAGACTGGCTCGAAAACGTCAGTGTCTCCAGCGAGTTCCGTTCAAACTCGTCGTAGACTAAACAGCAATCTGCACAGCTACCTTGACAGCACGCCATTTCTTAATCCCCACATTCGATTGCATAAGCTTCCCAGCGGTCATGCCAGACGTTGTACTCAGCGAACACCCGGAAGTTTGTTACACCCTCCATCCGAAGCGTGTTGTAAATCGGTACTCCACCAAAATCCGCTGCTTTCCACGAGGGAGTTATTAAGCCGTTCAGTGGAGTCGGTTCAACCATAAGAAAGGTTGAACTACTTGAATTGAAGTTCGCATATACCTTCCCCATGATTCTCGTTGCCATGGGACTCGTCGTTAGATTCAGAAGTATGTACGCCCAAGTGAAAACTGATTCGTCTGTTTCTGGGATTTCACTGGGCTTGCCGAACATTTGAAATCCCGGACGACCGCCGTAAGCACTGACAAGCGTACCTGTATATCCGCTGGTAATATTGTCTGGCGCAGGCCAGCAAAAGTTATGATCCAAGGAATTCATGATTACTCTGACGGCACAAATCCCTGCAACCTGAACATATCCAACGGCCCCCCGCATAATCGGGTCGTTGGCAACACCATATACCCCGTATCCGTTTGACCATTGGCTATTTGTAGAATCGCCTCGGGCAGCACTAGCGTAGGTTGCTGGAGAGGCCGCAAGTCTTACAGTTGAAGAGGTTTGACCAGCGGTCATCCACGAGTAGTATGTCGCTGGGGGGAAATCCTTTGTGACATCTGTTATGGGTGAATTTAGCTGCACTAAGCAACCGGCTCTCAAAAACTCAGTTGCGTATACTGGGAAGAAAACATTGTTACGTTTGTTGTGAATTGCCGCCGCCCGCTCTTTCGAATTTTCCATGACATAATTAACAGCAGAAGCCATGGTGTTGTGTTCGGCGGCAGTCATCTGTTTCGGAGAACCGGGCGTCGCAGGTCGTATTCGTGTCATGCTATTTCACCCCCAGGAGTTTGAACTGGCGGTGCAGGCGCGGGCACAGGAACCGCTTCGTCATTCTCTGCATTTCCCGGTAATGGATTGCTTGGAATGCCGACAAGGTCGGGAACAAAATTACCGAAAGTGGTATATGGGTACACGCGCTCTTCGTATGCTGCCATCGGGATTTGAATCGTATAGCCCGTAGCTAAATCCATCTGAGGGATATTGAAAAACCACAAATAGTTCCAGCCTTCGATAGTATAGAGCTTTCCGTCATTAGTCCACGTCCACGTTTCGGCAACGGCAAATTCAAAATTGATAGTGACGATATCGTTTGAGGTGTTTCCGCTGATTCCCTTAAATAAGACCTCACCCGCCGTGAAGTTCCTGAAGTTTCTATCGTTAATGGAGCCGGTTGCCTGAGACAACTTCTGAATTAAATTCGTATCAACTTGGTCGGGGCTGTATTTGTGAGACTCTGTGAAGTTCAGGACGGGCAGGGTAACCTCGACCCCCTCAACTCCCTCCGTCGTACAGTTGATCAACCCGTTAAAATTTGGCGGTTGTTGCCATGGGTTTCGGTCGAAGTCTATGACTGATTCGGTTGCGTAGGAGCGGAAAATTTTCTGTGTCTTGCCGGTAGTAGTCCATGAGATATCAGTCTGGAACCTCGCATCCTCATCAAGTGTATAGTTGACGGTTGCTTCCCAAACGTTGTAATCAACAGGCTTAACATCAATAGATGAACGCTTGAGACCCCGATAAACCGCTGGGGCCTCCTTAGCGACCGCAGTTGTGACCTTAATGTCATCTTCTGTCCCGTGCGCGTTGTAGACTAGCTCAACAGACGGATCACGACTTAAGTTAGTGCTTCGTGATGATATGTTTTCCGTGACGGTAACGCCGGTGATGTCTACCATGTTAAGTTCCTCAATTGTTTCTTCTCGGTCATATCAATCGACCGCATGTAACCGTTCATCTGATCGAGCTTGTCGATCACTTGGTTTTCCCACTTGGCAGCCTTGCCAAAGATTCCCTGAATGTTTCGGAGATTGGAGGCCGCACCAAATGCCCCTTGCTGGCCGAGGGCGAGTGCCTCTGCGGCTTGGTTCATACCGCTCCCCATATCGCTCATGCCGCTGCTTAGATCGTCAAGCTGAGGTATTTCGATGTTGGGCACATCTGCTCCTTCTATTCCTTCACTAACTCCCAATCCGATTCTGTCCATGATCCCGTCGACATATGTGTCGTCGAAGTTCATCGGTTTGTCGAAGTCTCCTGTGCCCGCTAGTATCCCGGGGTCAGTTTGATGTTTTTCGTCGTATTCTTTTTTCTTCTTAGCAATCTCCTCTGCGAGCTTTTTCATTTCTTCCCGAGTTACGGCGACATCTGCCATGTCTTTCTCATAGGCTGCCTTGCGTTCCTTCTCAAGCTTTTTAGCAGTCTGGAAGAGTCCCATGTCCACGGTCCCCTTATTGAACTTTGCAATGTTGTCTGCACGCTCTTTCTCGGCTTCCGACGCTCGTGCCCTTCGTGCGTCCGTCCATTTCTTCTGCGTAGCTTCTAATCTTGCGTCGATCTCTTCGCCTGACGGCCCCATCCCAGTGACCGTGTGCCAAAGCGACTGTATCACTCCGGTTAGCGTCATGAAGGTAATTTCGACCCAGTTGCCTAAGACCGAAAGCATGTTCATAGTTTTTTCTTTTACCCAACTCCATCCATTTATCATTCCCACCCACATTTGACGGAGGCTAAATATTAAAGCGTCACCGATGTCGTTCCACGCGATGGTTATGCTATCGCCAATTCGTCTCCAGCCATCTTTTAACCACGCCCAGAACGAACCCCAGATTGCTTTTAGTCCGAGGATCGCCATATCGGCAGCAGCTTCAAAATCCCCCATGCTAATTGCGTCGGTGATCGCTCCAAAAGAAGTAATGGCGTCATCTTTAATATTGTTAAAGGTCTTCTTTGTGCTTTCACCGAAACCTTCAAAGATATCGTTGGTTTTGGCAACGTTAAACACAACCATTGCGAACCCGGCTACGATTCCTGCTGCCGCGAGCAACCACACGTTTGACGCGAGCATACACGCGACCTTAAAGGTTGTCACCGCTGCCGTCCACAACGCTTGGGCTATTGTCGCGACGACTACTGCGGCTTTATAAATCGCGATAGCAGCCACGGCTGCGACGAGAGTTCCAACAAACATTTCCCAAATGCTTAACCCCCAGCCTAACGCGTAGTTCAGGCCTGCCATGATAGCTCCGAAAGCTAAAAGGAGAGGGGAAGTCACGAGCAAGAACTTACTAAGCATGAATAGCGGTCCTAGCACCAGTCGATTGAGCAAGTTACTAACTAAACCCAATAACGGTGCAAAGGCTCCAAGTATAAAACTTACTACCTTTAACGCGGCCCCGGTTGTGATGAGTATTGCTGCCCATTTCGCGAACATCTTTACAATCTCTTTGTTGCGAACAATCCACATTTCGAAGCGCGTAACAATGCGTTGTACTTCCTCCCCCAAGGATTTGAAGCTATCTCCAAGAATTCCTCCGATAACTGTCATCAATCGCTTACCAGACTGCCACATTCGATCCCAAACATGTGAGAGTGTTGAAGCCATCTTGTCGTAAGCTGCCTGAGTAGCCCCTGCCGAGTTTTCCATCCGGCTAAGGTCTTCTTCTAACATGTCAATCTTATGGAGCATCGGCAACATAGCCATGATGGCCCGTTGGTCTGGGAATAGCTTACCCAGTGTGTCCTCAGCTTTGGGCAGTGATGCGATTTTCTTCATCATCGGGACTACGCCACCAATCTTTTCAATGGCGCTTGTATTCATTTCGATGCCGAAGATTTCCTCGAACAAATCAGCAGACTCTTTTGCAGGCTTTAGCATCTTTGCGAATGCTGTTCGCAAGCCAGTAATTGCAATGTCCGCAGGGATATTATTCTTTGTTACCACTGCCAAGGAAGCGCCGAGCTCTTCAACCGACACTCCTGCTGCTGCTGCGATACCACTAATCTTCCCCAGGTTTTGATTCATTTCGCTAAATGTAATCGTACCTCGTTTGATTGTGGTAAAGAGTACGTCCGATACCCTCGCTGCCTCGCCTACGTCGTATCCGTAGGCGTTAAGAAAACCCGTAATCGTTTTTGCACTTGTCCCAACATCGGAGAGCCCTGCAACAGCAGCCTTTGAACTGATATTGAGCAAGTCCATACTGTCTTCAACCGGAATCACCGCTGACAGGATGTTATAAAGGCCGCGTGTCATTTCCTCCGTACCTCTACCAAACACAGTTGAGGCCTGTAAGATTCCACCAGATAACGCTTTAATGTTTTCGGAAGGCTCGTCCAACATTGTTGAGACTTCAGCCATCTGCTTTTCAAAACCCATAAATGCTTTGCCCGCCACGGCTACAGGAACGGCCATTAACGCTCCTGTTCGCATCATCTGCATTCCGACACGATCAGCTACCCGGCTAAATGCTTTAAGAGAAGCCGCTGCCCGGGTGAGCCCAGCACTAACCTTGTCACGTACATAGAGCTCGACAAATGCTTGGCCTGCTCTTACTGAATTTGAACTCGGCATTTATACTTCCTTAAACGTATCCACCTGCGCTGTAACCGCGCTGTGCACCAACTGCTCGCTGATAGAAAACATCTTTCAGATACTTGGGCAGTTGTGATTTCTTTAACAGGGTTGGTAGGGTTACGTCGATCACTTTATGAAAAGCCGGACGCATATAGGGTCGTGCAACATATTTGACGCTTTTCCGTCTCATCTCGGATCGCTTCTTTGAGATGATTAACTTACCTGACTTACTTTTCTTCCAGTTCACCAGCATGTTTTTGATTCCTCCGTACTCGAGAAGAGGAGCGATGTTGTTTGCATGCCTTAACGGGCCAACAACCACATTACGAGACCTGACTTCGGGAGCAAACGATACGGAGCTTTTCAACATTTTTTTATGGGAGAAAGGAGAAATCCTTGGGGCAGAGTACTTCCACGATTTGTAACGCTTCCCCGACCACCAGATTTTGTCCCTATCCCAGTATCTGCGGGTTTGTTGGGACATCCGGCGACGCGCCGTTGTTCTAACTGACGCACCAAATCGATAGAGTAGAATCCTGTACGCCCTATCTATCCCGCGCTCATATTTTGCGTTAGCGACATGAATAGAATCCATTTTGGCAGTAAACATAAAGCCCTTGTAAGCTGCCGATCCCGCACCCCTGAGAGCTTTATGAACGATTGCATTAGTCGCTGTACCCGCGCTTGTCGGGGTCGTGACCTTGGGCTTGCCCATCTTCGAAAATCTTAGGCCTGCCATCTTCAAAACTCTTTCTGGCCGGATGGCCTTTTGGTAAAAACGCTTTAAGCCACGTAATGTCGCCGGTCTGTGCTGGTTTAACCTTTTCTCTTTGTAGAAAGGGATGGAACTCTTTTACGTCCCGAGCTCGCGAGCCCTTCTTGCGATTCATATTGACATGCAGAGCAAGGAGGTGGCTTGTGTGCCACCATTCCTGCTCCAACTTGCCCTGACTCATCCATGCGAGCTCTCGGTAGGTAAAGGGTCCGGGGTCGATAGAGAGGAACCCTGCAACACGGTAGAGTTCACGCCAGAGATTGCGTTTTGAATGCTCTCTTCCTTGGCCTCCTCTATCCGTTGTTTGATGCTCTCCTCGACTCGTTCGTCCTCCAGCATCGCTAGCATCTCCTTGTTGGTCCGTTCCAGATGTTTGGTCGACTTCTGCCATAGTTTGCTGAGAAACTCCCGCTTCTGCGGGTTCGGGAAAAAATCGATCATCGCCTGTACAAGAGCCCCAACTGCTTCGTTGAGGCAATCACCACCAAGGCTTTTACCAAACTGCTCGTCGCTTATAGATGCTGTATCTAGCTGCTCCTTTATTGCTAAGTACAGCACGTTCACTGCAAGTTCGATGTCATCAGAAAGTCGTTGAAGAATTTCTGGACCCTCGTCTGCCAGCAAATCAATGTCAAGCGTTTGCTTGATCGTTTTCATTGCATGAACGTTTAAAGTGACTACCCAGTTTCTACCATTGTTGTCGCTAAAATTAGCCATCGTTTACGCCCCCATAAAGATTAAGGAATTGTTGTCCATGCCGGTGGAGTTGCGTTGTATGCAGTCTGCATCGTGACATCGACAGTCATCGCCTCTTCCAAGTTTTGATTGATATTGAAGCCGGTAATAGTAAAGTGGGCTTCAAGGCCCTGAGTGTCCGAGGTCGTACGGTCGCCATCGAAGATTTCGAAGAGGATATCCCCGGCATCGCTCGACATGAATGCGGTTTGTAGTGCCGTAAAGTTGGCATCCTCTGTGTCGTAAACCATTTGGAAAGACACACTACCGTCTTTAAGAGTCGATACAGACTGTCGCCAGCCAGAGCCGCCTCGGGTAGTGATATCGCTCGTAGCTTTTTCAAGCGACAAGCTCAAATCTCTAGTGTTGCCGATCAAATGCCAAGTGCTGCTTCCGTCGTAGCGGTACAGCTTCGCATTCATTCCTAATACATATGCCATTGTTCTATTACCTTATTTCTAAATAGGTTGCTGTTAGAATTGAAATAAGTTCGTTTCGTTCGGCTAAAGCCTCGAGATCGTATGCGGGGTCGTTTTGAATGCCCTGATAAGCACAACCGGCGAGACTGGTCAAACGTAATGAATCTTTAAGCTGCTCTATGAAATACAGAGAAGCATCTAGGTCAGGATCAGCAGATGGCGTAATCGGCATGCGAATCACAATATTCAACGTGTAGATATATTGTTCGCTATCGCGTGCGCTAACACTCGATTGCTGGCCTTGTGGAAATATTGATACTTCGACTCCCGAAAGTTCTTCGCGTTCAAAATCCGGTAAATAGGATTTGGCTGTTGTGAACGACATAGAAAGCGACTGACTCTGTAGATGGCTAAAGCACGCATCGGTCAATTTGACTAAACTCGAATCAGGCATTTCATTTAGTCCACTTAGTATGGACGCGAAGAATCTTTCGAAAGGAATCGGAGTATTTGTAATAACGAGAGCCGCCGGGATTGGTCACAGGGTATGTGTGCTCAACACCGTTGACGGTTTCCGTTATGGTGTCACCGCGTTCGGGAAGAACCATCTCACCGCCGAGGTTCAATTCTGAGGCCGGGAACATGAAGTCACGGCTCTCGATTGTCTCGATGTAACCGTCACCAGTAGACTGCATAAAGTCAGCTTCGCTGGGGACTGCTACGAGCGAAATATTGCGATCCCCACGGGAGTACTTGATTGGTACTCCGCATGCGGATTGCAAAAGGGTAAAGCTCTTCTCTACATCAGTGGCAAACGTCATTAGCTAACGACTGCCTCGGAGTTACTGACCGCGTCGGACACGACAATTTGGACGCCGAAACTGGATTCGGGGTACGGGGCTGGGGCCCCCGTTGTCGTCGTCGCGGTGCGTGATCTCTGCAATTGGCCTAGTGATTGCCGTGACATTACCAGCATGTTTGGCTTACGTCCTACAGGGAACGTATCCAACAAATTGGAAATCTTGTCATCAGTCAAAAGACCGTCAGCCGAGGTGTCGAGGTTGCACAAACGGCCTGCGGACCATGCCGAACCGTAGATCAACCCGACGTAGCCGGTGACCGGTGTCCAGTACGAACCGTAATGGCCGGTGGAGCTACCTGCTGTGCGAATGATTGAAGTATCTTTCGCTTGAATAACGCCTTCGTTACCCCACGCTAATTGCACATCGTTAAAGCCAGTACGCACGGCCCATACTGATGTACATCCATCAGCTTCGTCCCCGCCGCCAGTGATGACGGTAGAGTCTGCTAAAGCATCAAGCTCATCAGCTAAAGCGGCAAAGCCGTTAGTGTTTTCGCCGTACAGCACTTCCTGTTCAATTTTGAACATCATGGCTTGCATGTGGTTCCGTAATTGCATTGCCAAGAATGCACCGGGACCTAATCGGTAACCTTCAGCAGCCGCTATATCGCAATTGAAGCTAGCATCAGCAATCGCTAATGAAACCGTCACTTGCGTATGGTCGGCCACGTCATTTTCGGCCCCGTCATTTAAATTTCTGAAGCCAACTGTCGGTGCTCCAACGGTCTTGAGGTACTTCTCCTGCGTTCCGTTGATCGAATAGGCACTTAGTCTTTGAATCATCGGCGCTTGATTGAGAACATCATTCACATTGAACTCGAGATTGCTCTCGTTCATGGTGATGATCTCTGCGCTTGTATAGTAATCGTCAGCCATCGTCGGCTACTCCTTTACACTATTTGTTTAGTTGTTGTTCGAAAATGGCTGCTTGGTTAGCAATGAAATCGCTACCCACACCAGCGGCTTTAAGTTCTTTAACGCGGCTTTGCAAAGCTTTAGATTCCTCATCTAACTCACTTGAGCTAGAGAAGCTTAATGGGGCTTCTTCACCACGATCTATGTTGCGAAGCTGGCTGTTCTCGTCCTTCAAGGATTTGTTTTCCTCCTCTAAGGTCGCGATGTGTAAGCTAAAGCAATCTTGAATGCTCTTGCCTTCTACAAACCAGACTGCACCTTGCTGACCGAACAACTCGACGTAGCGTTTTCCGTCAGCTTGACTTAGCTGTGCGTCAGCAGGAGCTTCTTGCTCTGCAACTACTTCGTTTTCTTCGACTTCAGCAGGAGCCGCATCTGCAACGACATCTTCAACTTGCTCCTGAGCCCCTGCGTCTACCGCAGGTTCTTCAACAGCAACGTCCTGATTGTCATCAGACATTTGTGTCTCTCCTTTAAAATCGACTAGGTAAGAGCTACCCTGTTCGGATAGCACAACAGATTCTGTGTTGGCGTCAGCACCGTATGGCGTGATCGCCACTCCCCTTAAAGGGAATGTTCTAATGACTGTGGCCGGGCCGGAGAACTGACGGTTATTGACGGAAACTTGCGATCCGTCTGGTACGTTCTCGACGGTAATTCCGTCACCACCGAAGTTGATTGACGCTTGCCAAGGGATGCCAGCCTTTGACCGGCGGGCAATGTCAGCAGCCCGGTCATCTTGCGAAAAGCTAATGAGCTTTCCCTCGACTCGGAGTCCATCAGGC